GCCTACAGGCGCTGGAAGGATCAGCGCGATCTGACCACCCGCCTCAAGCGCAAGCTGCGGACGCTGGTGCAGCGCCTGGAGCGTGCGCAATGACCACACAACCGAAACCAGGCCGGATCACCGCCAGCCCCAACGGCCGCCCGGTGATCGCCGGGCCCTGGCCGTCCTACCGTCAATTCCGCGACCTGCCCGAGCGTGAGCGTTGGGTGCTCTACGGCCACGCCAAGGCATGCCGCGGTGCGCTTGAAGATCAAGGGTTCCTCATGGCCGAGGGATACCACGACTTCGTGAAGCGCGTCACCGAGGAACTGGACATATGAAGCTCAGAGCAACGCTGAAAACTGAAGTGGGCCTCGAGGGAGATGGGGTCTTCATTGTTCAAGAGGACAGTCATGGCGAGCAGCAATACGTCGAATTGTCCGCCGGCCAGGCAATGCTCGTAGGAGCGGAGCTCCTGCGCCTTGCTCGTGAGCTTGAAGGGAGCAGCGATGTCGTTTCCTGATCCGATGACTCCGGCCGACTGTGACCTGCGGGATTTCCAGTTCATGCCGCTCGACATTGCCCGCCTCTTCGGTTCGGAGTTTCACGCGCGGGCCTCGGATGGAGAGTGGAGGGCAGGGCTTACCTTGTGGCTCAAGTCTTACCACCAGGTGCCGGCGGGCAGTTTGCCTGATGATGATGTTGCCCTGGCCCGCCTGGCTGAATACGGGCGCGACCTGAAGTCCTGGCGAGCGGTGAAGGATGGTGCGCTACATGGATGGGTCAAGTGCTCTGATGGCCGGCTCTACCATCCCGTGGTCGCGGAGAAGGCGCTGGAGGGCTGGCTGCAGAAGTTGCATGCCAGGCTGCGCGGCGGCAAGGGGAATGCCAAGCGGTGGAAACTGCCGTTCGACGCCAAGGTGCTGGAGGACAAGATAAGCGAGGCGGCCCGTCTGCTGCGCGAGCTTAACCCGTCTTCCACCATCGATCATTCTCCGATCCCTGATGCACAGAAAGAGGAATGCACGGCGAGTCCTTCAAGCATCCCCGAAGTATCGAGCGAGCAATCCACTGAGGATCGCAAGGGACAGGGACAGGGACAGGGACAGAGAAAAGATCAAGAGCTGGCGCCGCAGGAGCAGCGCCCAACACCAGAGTCCGAGCAGCCCCCTCCAGCCGTCAGGCCTAAGCGAGGCTCCCGCTTGCCGGAGGACTGGACCCTGCCGGATGACTGGTTGGCTTGGGCGTTGGCCGAGCGTCCTGAGTTCGGTGAGGCCGGTCTGCGCAAGGTCGGTGAGAGCTTCGGTGATCACTGGCGATCCGCAACCGGGAAGAACGCGACGAAGCTCGACTGGTTCGCGGCCTGGCGCAACTGGGTGCGAAACCAGCGGCCTCCGTTCGGCGCGCAGCGCGCTGGACCTCCTCCTGCTTCGCCTCATCTGGGCCTCGACCAGACCAACCACGAAGAGGGCCTGGAGCGCCAGGCCGACGGCACCTACCGAATTGCGAGACCATGACCATGACCAAAAACCAAGTGAAAACCAGGGACGAGACCTGCCCCGTTCACGGCGGCTTCGAGAGCAAGCAGCAGGAGCAGTTCGACGGCGGGTTCGTCTGGACTGGATGCGGGCGCTGCGAGTTCGAAGCTCGCCAATCATCCGACCCGGAGGTTCGCTCCAAGGCTCAGGCTGCGCGTGATGCCCGGATGGTCAACGCCGCGTTGCTGGAGAGCCAGATACCGCCGCGCTTCCGACTGGCGACCCTGGATAACTACCGCACCGACTTCGCACCGGACCAGCAGTCGCCAGTCCTGGCTCGCTGCAAGGCTTACGCAGATGACTTCGCCTCGAACTGGAAGGTTGGTCGCTCGCTGATGCTGCTGGGCACCATGGGAACCGGGAAGACACACCTTGCCTGCGCGATCATCCAGCAGGTGCTTCGCACCGAAGGTCTGGCTGGCGCGACGGCGCGCTACATCACCGCACCCGACCTGATCCTGGGCGTGAAGGACACGTTTGGGCGGAAGGGTAAGAGCGAGTCCGAGGTCTACGAGAGCCTGCACGCTCCGGACCTGTTGGTGATCGACGAGGTAGGTGCCCAGCACGGCACCGACTTCGAGCGCCAGGTGCTGTTCCAGGTTGTCAATGGTCGCTACGAGCGCCTGCTTCCGACCATCCTGATCAGCAACCTGAGCCTGGTAGATATCCGGCGATTCATCGGGGATCGCGTGATTGATCGGCTCTGCGACGCCAACGGCGAGGTGGTGCTGCTGCGCTGGAAATCCGTGCGAGGTTCGGTATGACCGGGTACCTCGAGATGCACGATATCCCGGTGATGGGCTACGAGGTACCAGAGTCGAAGCTCTACAGCCACGAAGCCGAGTATGCGGTGATCGGCGCGATGATCCAGAAGGGCGATCTGATCGAGGACATGGGCGCCAAGCTGGAGGTTTCGGACTTCCATCACCCAGCTTGCGCGGAACTGTTCGAGCTGCTGCTGGCTTGCCAGGCGAAAGGTATCGCGGTCGACATCGTGACCCTCTATGAGGCGCGGGCTCAACTGGCGGACGGGCAGAGCACCCTGCAGGTCGCCGCCCACCTGGTGAAGAACACCCCAAGCACCGCGAACGCCGATGAGTACGCCCGGATCATCAAGCAGCGGTCGGTGGCGCGCCGGGTGATCGCCGCGGCCGAGGTCATGAGCCAGCGTCTGCAGGATGGCGAACCGTTGGACGAGGTTCTGAGCCAGGGCCAGCAGGCATGGGTTGCCCTCGAGGCCGAGGGGCTCGACTCCCGGCGCCGGTACCGCTTCATCGGTGAGGTGCTGCCCGAAGCCATTGACGGCATCGACAGGCGATTCAACCGTGAGGTGAAACTGGGGTATGACACCGGCCTGCCCTCGTTGGACGCCTTCATTCCGGGTATCTGTCCCGGCCATATGGTGGTTGTGGCCGGCGAGCCGGGCAGCGGCAAGACCACGCTTGGCCTTGGGTTCGCCGAGCGGGTGGCGCTGGCGTGCAACGAGCCGGCGCTGGTGTTCAGCCTGGAGATGACCGATGTCGAGTTGGCCAACCGCGTGCTGTCATCGGTGGGCAGCGTTCCGCTCAAGCACATTGCCGAAGGCCACTCCATGGCCGATTCCGATTGGCCGGGCCTGACTGGTGCGGTGAACAAACTCAACGATGCCCCGCTGATCCTCTGCGACGACGCCTCGCTGACACTCCGGGACATCCGCCAGATCTGCCGGACGGTGAAGCGCGAGCACGGCCTGGGGATGGTTGCCGTCGACTACATCGGTCTGATCAAGGGCGAGCAGCGTAACGCGAGCCGCTACGACGTGGTGACCGAGATCAGCAAGGGCCTGAAGCGCCTGGCCAAGGAGCTCGGCGTACCCGTGGTGGTGCTGGCGCAGCTCAACCGTGGGCCGAAGGCGCGGGGCAACAAGCGCCCGACCAAGAGCGACCTGCGCGATTCCGGGCAGATCGAGGCCGATGCCGATGTGGTTGTGCTGGTCCACCGGGATCAGGAAAGCGACGCCGGCAAGGCCGGCATTACCGAGCTGATCGTCGACAAGAACCGGCACGGGCAGGTTGGCGTGGCGCACGTTCAGCACCAGGGTCAGTTCCATCGGTTCGTGGAGATTATCGGCGGCTATCAGCCCAGCGACGAAGAAGTCGAAATGTCCAGACCCTACAAGGGCCGTCAGTACGGCAAGGGGAAAGCAGCGTGAATACCGAGCACAAATTCCCGATCACCCTCCCGAACACGTTGGAGGCGTGCGAAGAGTTGATGGAGCGCTTGAGCGCTTCCTGCATCAGTTGTCGCAGCCAGATTGAGGCGGCCAAGGCCGAGCAGAAGGCGACGGGACGCTACGTTGACGAAATCTGGTTCAGCCGGGCCAGCACCGCGCTCCGCTGGATGAACCGAGACAAGGTCCGTCTCCAGAACCATATCGCGAAGCTGCGCAAGGACAGTCGTAGGGCTCACAACGACCTGGCCAATCGGTTGCTGATCGAAGCCTTGCGTGAGCACGTGGGGGTAGAGGTGTTTCAAGCCTGTGCAGAGAAGGCCAGGCAGCAGATGGAGGGTATGCAGTGACACTGGTTCAGCGCTTCGAGCGCAACACCGTTGGGCGTGACTTCTGCGTTGGCGACGTGCATGGCTGCTTCGATCTGCTGGACGCGTTGCTGGCGCAGGCCGGCTTCGACAAGGCGGTTGATCGGCTGTTCAGCGTTGGTGACCTGGTGGACCGCGGGCCGGGGTCGGACCTGGTCCAAGAATGGCTAAGCCAGCCCTGGTTCCACGCGGTCAGGGGGAATCATGAGCAGATGATCGTCGATACTTACAAGCATGGCGGCGACGACTGGCTCCATGTCGCCAATGGGGGCGCGTGGCTGCTTGGCTTGCCGGAGACAGAGCAGCGGGGCTACGCCGAGTTGTTCGACGACTTGCCGCTGGCCATCGAGGTGGAGACCGCCGCTGGCGCCGTCGGGATCGTTCATGCCGAGTGCCAGGCGAAGAGTTGGCAGGCGTTTTGCGCCGGCGTGGAGGCCGGAGAGAAAGCGCACGTCACCGCCGCTCTGTGGGCAAGGTCCAGGGCGGCGAACGAGGACTCCACTCCTGTCGAGGACGTTGCCGCAGTTCTGGTTGGGCACACGCCGCACAGCAGTCTCACCAGACTGGGGAACGTGTTCTATCTGAACACCGGCGCATGTTTCGGTGGCTCGCTGACCATGCTTTGCCTGAACGACTGGAGCGTCAGCTCTGCGCGAGGTACCCGATGAGTAACGTACAACCTATGGCACCCCGCAAGGTCATGACCAGGCTGGAGCGGGAGTTTCTCAAGGTGGCCGGCCAGGAGCTGGCGCAGGTCAAGGTGGGTGGTGCTGCGGCACTGTCCGCCCTCTTGCAGATGGTCGCCAACTGGCACGGCGACCGCGGCACGCTGGGCTTCCACGATTACGGTCGGCTCTGGCTGCAGGACGGCAACGCAAAGGGCGCAGCGGTGGAAACGCTGCTGCGTGATCTGTTCGGCCTGAACGGCACGCCGAAGGGGGCTGCATGACTGGGGTCTACCGCGACGTGATGCCGGCGATCGTTCGCGTCCTGGCGGCTGATGCCATCGACAATACGGCGAAGCAGAGTTGGCAGAGGCTTATCGAGCGAAAGGTCGACAGCGGGTTTCGGGCGCTGCTTTCTGCCCAAGATCAGTTCGAGTTCGATTGCATCCTGCACGCCTTGTTGCACCGGGAGCTTTCGCCGACCGAGTGGGACGTGCTGCATGCTCGCTACTCGACGCACTTTGATCGGCGCGGCCAGGCAATCGAGCGACTGGTAGGCAGGGTGCATTCACCTGCCCCTTCTCGGTTTCTGGAGCGTGCTGTAGCGACCTGGGCCATCCCGATGATGAAGGGCAAGGACGGAAAGCGGTCAACCGCTATCCTGATGCTCCCGAAGGAGTGGTACGACATGAACAACTGGGATGAAGATGCTCGTCCGGACTCAACTCGAAACCGCTGGCGCCGGGACATTCGAAAACAGCTTGACCGTTTCGAGGAGGGGGCGCTGGTACATGTAACTGAGATACTTGATCGTGAAAAGCTGGTTGAAGTAGCGTGACCAGGTCGCTGGGAGCGGAGTGTGCTCTCTGCTCCTGGCCTCTTGCAGATACGCCAATCTTTCGGCGTGAGTATCAGAACACCAAAGTAAGGACCGCAATATGCAAAATTTCTTTCGTATGACCTTTGGGGGGCTGTCGGCGAAATACTACTTCAGACAGTTGTTCTTTGGATCGCTATTTCTAGTGGCTATGGTCTTTTTAAGTATCTCTAGCCAGAAAGGGATAAAGGTTGATCTTTTGGTGCTCTCGCTGGTTTGTACATGGCTCTACCCCTACTCTCGGTTTGTCTATGAGAGTTTCATGGGGTTTCTGCTCGGTGATAATGTCTTCTATGTGCCCGCTATCTTTCTACTGTTCGCTAAGCTAATGACGATGGCAATATGCTGGTCTTTTGCTGTTTTCATAGCGCCAGTCGGGCTCCTATATCTCTATTTCCATCATCGGCGTGCCGCGAACTCGCAAGACGAAGCTTGACGTCTGTGATCGACTGAGCGTAACGTACCCACATCTGTTGATCCGTGCGCGCTAAGCCAGATCGACACCGAAACCCGGTCCTGCTGCCGGGTTTTTTATTGCGCAGATTGGTTTGGCGCGGCATCATCAGGCCCCCGTCTGACTCGATGTTTTCCGTCCTTGGCTTTCAGCGAGATGGACGGGAGGCCCGGAAGATCCCCTCTCCCGGGCCTTTTAGTTTCCGAAGGTCGAAACTCGGTAGACGGCAGTCTCACCTGCCACATCGGGCTGTAAGCAAAGTGACGGGTTACCGACCCACAAGGCCTTCACCCTTTGCGATAACCGATCAATGCAGGTGGAGCGCAGGATGCGCACAGGGGTAGTGGCTCCTATCCACCTGCGCCTATTTCAGAGCCCAGCCCCGTGCTGGGCTTTTTCGTTTTCGCCGCAAGGCAATCCAACACGCAGCTAGGCCCGTACAGCCGAAAGGCGGATGCCCGTTCATCCGTCCGCCCCGCTGCGCTCCTTTCTTCCAGGTGAACGGAGTGGATCAGATGAATGAGATTGATCTTGACGAGGCCAGCCTCCGTGACTTGGTGATGGTCAATGGTGGCCAGGTCGTAACGACTTCGCTCAAGGTGGCCGAGCGTTTCGGAAAGCGCCATGACTCAGTGCTTCGTGCTATCCGTAGCATGGCTTGTTCAAAGGCATTCCGTCTCCGCAATTTTGTGGAGACGGTCGTGTGGCGAGATAACCCTAGCGGTGGGGAGAAGATCAAGAGCGCCTGTTTCGAGATGACCAAGGATGGGTTCATGTTCCTTGTGATGGGTTTCACGGGTAAAGCTGCCGCTGCCTGGAAAGAAGCTTTCATCCACGCCTTCAACTGGATGGCCGAGCAGTTGTTCAAGCGCTCAATGGACTTCAACACGTTGCGCAACGAACTGATGGCGGAGTACCGACAGGAGAAAGGGATTGCCAGCCTGGCCGGTAAGACCTTGCGCCGATGGCAGGTCAAGGGACCCGTCATCGAGCAGAAAATCATCGAGGTCGAGCGCGAAGGGCAGTTGCAACTGTTTCACGCCTGATCCCTCCGGAACCTACCCCGACGAACGAAAGCCCGCCATTGAGCGGGCTTCGTCGTTATAGAACCCCTGCGAGGGGCAGAGACTATGAAAATGCCAGAACGCCCTGAGACCTGGGCTGCGCTGCTTGCGTGGCTGTCTGCGCACTATCCGCAGCTGTACGCCGCCGGCCTATCATTTGTGGTCGCGCTGACCCGGGTGATCTACGGCGGTGGAACGCGGCGCCAGGCGCTGCTCGAGGCAACGCTCTGCACTCTGATCACCTTGGGCCTAATCCCCGTCCTTGAGTGGTTTGGCCTTCCGCAGAACATGGCTACTGCTGCCGGGGTGTTCACCGGTTTCCTGGGTGTGAAGAAGATCGCCGAGTTCGCCGATCGGATCGCCGACTGGAAGTTTCCGCGCCGGGGGTCTGGCGAATGAAGATCACTGCCGATCAACTCGACCGCGCTACCGGCTGCGGTGCTGCTACTGCAACGACATGGCTGGAGCACCTCAACGGTGCCATGGCTCGGTTCGAGATCAACACGCCCGAGCGTGTGGCGATGTTCCTTGCTCAGGTCGGACACGAAAGCCAGAGCCTCAAGCGCCTGGTGGAGAATCTGAACTACTCCGCCGAAGGCCTGCTCAAGACCTGGCCGACGCGTTTTACGCCGGTTGAGGCGAAGCAGTACGCCCGACAGCCTGAGCGCATTGCCAACCGCGTCTACGCAAACCGGATGGGCAACGGGTCGCCAGACTCGGGCGATGGGTATCGATACCGTGGCCGCGGCCTGATCATGATTACGGGCCACGACAACTACGCCGAAGCCGCCCGCGCCCTGGCGCTGCCACTGGTAGCGCAACCGGAACTGCTGGAGCAACGGACCTGGGCAGCTATCGCCTCGGGGTGGTGGTGGAAGTCGCGGGGTTTAAACGACCTGGCTGATCAAGGCCGATTCGAGCGAATCACGCTGAAGATCAACGGCGGCTGCAACGGCGCAGACGACCGAGCCGCTCGCCTTGAATGGGCGCGCGCAGCGCTGGCGGGTGCGTGATGAGGTGGTCTCCGTGGTTGGTGGTGGCGTTGGTGGCTGCTCTGGTGTTCTGGCGCCTCGATCACGTTACTGCTCAGCGTGATGACCTGCAGGCCGCCGTCGAGCAATCCGCTGAGACGATCACCGCCATGGCCCAGCAGGCCCAGCGCGACACCCAGGCGCAGGTCCAGACCGATGCCCTGGCCCGAACCTACCAAGCAGCACTACAGGCCTCCCATGAAGAAAACCAATTGCGCCGCGATGCTATCGGCACTGGTGCTCGCGTCGTGTACGTCAAAGCCCGCTGCCCCGCAGGCGGAGTGCACCAGGCTCCCGGAGCCACCGGCAGCGCTGATGCAGGAAGATCCCTCCTTGCTGCCGCTGATGGACAGGTTGTTTCTGATCTCCGAGCCGGAGTCGAGCGACGCGAACTGATGATCACGGCGCTGCGTAAGCACATCGCCGGCCTGCCGAGGTATTGCCGAAGATGATCAGCATCAAGCCGGAAGGGTTCCAGCAGCAGCTCGCCGACCTGACTGAGCTTGAGCAGCGGCAGATTCCTTACGCGACAGCCACTGCGCTTACGCGGACCGCGCAAGGCCTGATGGATCGATTGCGCGATGAGATGCGTGTCGTGTTCGACCGCCCGACCCCGTACACCCTGAACAGCCTGCGCATGGTGCCAGCCAGGAAAGACCGGCTCGAAGCGCGGGTTTGGTTCAAGGACGAAGCGGACGGTGCGCAGCCTGCATCGGTGTGGATTGCCCCTGAGGTCTACGGTGGGCCGCGTCGGAACAAGCCGGCCGAGCTTCAGCTCAGGGCCAAGGGGATACTGCCCGAAGGTAAGTACGTGGTGCCTGGCGCCGGTGCTGATCTTGATCGCTACGGGAACATCAGGCGGGGTCAAGTGACCAGAGCGCTGAGCGGCATCCGCGGATTCACTCAGGCCGGGTACAACGCGAACGCGACCGATAGCAGGCGGAGCAGGGCGAAGGGTAATGATCGCCGCTACTTCGTCATGACCCGCAAGGGCCAGCCCATTGGCATTGCTGAGCGCACAGGCCGAGGCCGGGATGCCGTCTCGATCATCATGGCCTTCGTGTCTCGCCCTTCGTATCGCAGCCGGCTGAGCTTCTTCGAGATCGCGCAGCAGTATGCCGACGAGAACCTGCCGCGTGAGTTCGAGGTGGCGATGCGCGGCGTGGCTGCTCGGTTCGCCGCGAGGCGCTGATGGGTGCACCAAAGTGGTGCGTCGCGGGTCCTCCCGGGGGTGCCCCCGTCAGAGGGTAATTCGAGCCCCGCGCGCCAAATATGTATGACCATTTTTCGGAGGTTGGTTGTTGTTTAGTCATGAGCAAAAACGAAACAACCAAACAGCGCGGATGGTTGAACAAGTCCGAGATGGCCGCGAGCCTCGGGATTTCTCCGCAAGCCTTTGATAAATGGGGCGTTCAACCAATCGAGCGAATAGGTCGAGAGGCCTTCTACACGGTGGCGGATGTGGTCGAAAACCGCATCCAGCACGCCGCTCGGAAACAACAACCTGAGGGGGAGCTACCGGAAGGTCTCGATCCCTACGCTGAAGCCAAGCTGACACAGGAGCGACTCCGGCTCACCAAGGCCCAGGCCTACGCCCAAGAGCAGAAGAACCAGGTCCAGGACAAGCTCCTGGTCCCGGTCCCGTTCGCCACTTTCGCCTTGGCGAAGATCGCCGCCAAGATTGGCTCGGCGCTGGAGACCGTCTGCAAAACGGTCAGTCGCCGCCACCCGGATGCTGATCCATTGGTGATGGAGTCCTTCGAGCGGGAGATCGCCTTGGCGCGAAACCTTTCCGCTGAGTTCAGCGACGACATCCCGGGAATCCTTGATGAGTACCTTGCAACCCTGGATCAGTGATCTGCGCACTGCGGTCAAGCTGGGTTTGCAGGGAATGTTCAAAGAGCCGCCGATGACGGCGGTGGAGTGGGCCGACAAGCATTTCTACATGTCGGCCGAGTCCTCTTACAACGAGGGCCGCTGGAAGACCGCACCCTTCCAGATCGCGATCCTGAACGCGATGGGCAACGACCTGATTCGAGTGGTCAACTTCGTGAAGTCGGCCCGGATCGGTTATACGAAGCTGTTGCTGGCCAACATCGGCTACAAGATCCAGCACAAGCGCCGCAACGTGATGATGTGGAGTCCGACCGACCCGGACGCCGAGGACATCAGCAAGAGCCACGTCAATGGCCTGATCCGCGACGTGCCGGTCATGCTGGAACTGGCGCCCTGGTTCGGTCGGAAGCACAGCGACAACACCTTGGACAACAAGGTGTTCGCGAACCGCCGCAACCTCTGGATCCGCGGTGGCAAGGCCTCCCGGAACTACCGGGAGAAGTCGCCCGATGAGGTGATCTACGACGAACTGTCGAAGTTCGACGCCGACGTCGAGGGCGAAGGCTCGCCGACATTCCTAGGTGACAAGCGCCTGGACGGTGCGGTCTACCCGAAGTCTATCCGGGGGTCTACGCCTGGGGTCGCTGGCAGTTGCCAGATCACTAAGGCGGCGGAAGAGTCTCCGCACCGGCTGCGCCTGCATATTGCTTGCCCTCACTGTCAGCGGGAGCAGCACCTGAAGTTTGGCGGAAAGGATTGTGAGTTCGGCCTGAAGTGGGAAAAGAACGAGCTGGGTGAGGCCGAGCGCGCCTGGTACGTCTGCGAGCACTGTGCAGCCTGTTTTGAACACCGCGACATGGTGGTGGCCCAGGCTAAAGGCCGCTGGATCTGCGACGAGACCGGCATCTGGACGCGCGACAGCATCGACTGGTTCGGCCCAGACAACGAGCCGATCCGCACGCCGCGCTCGGTCAGCTTCTACTGCTGGGCGATCTACAGCACCTGGACGACCTGGGTGTCGTTGGTTGACGAGTGGCTCAAGGTCAAGGGCGACCGCGAGAAGCTGATCACCTTCATCAACACCACGCGCGGCGAGGTGTGGGAAGAGGAGCAGGGCGACCGCGTGGAGTGGCAGACGCTTTACGCTCGCCGCGAGAACTACCCGAAGGTGCCGCCGCAAGCGCTTGTCCTGATGGGTGGAATCGACACCCAGGACGACCGCTACGAGGGCCGCGTTTGGGCTTTCGGTCTTGGCGAGGAGGCATGGCTTGTTCACCGTTTCATTCTGACCGGCGATCCGGCCAGTGAGGAGTTGCGGCGTAAGGTCGGCTTGGAAATTCACCGGCAGTTCACTCGGGCTGACGGCGTTCAAATGCGTGTCGAGCGTTGGTGCTGGGATGCCGGCGGCCACTATGCCGATGAGGTAGAGGCCGAGAGCATCAAGCATGGTGTGCACTGGGTGGTTCCGACTTTCGGGGCCAGCACATACGGCAAGCCAATCGCCAACTTCCCGAAGCGCCGCAAGCGCAAGGTCTACAAGACCGAGCTGGGCACCGATAACGCGAAGGAGCTGATCTACAGCCGCCTGCGCATTGATGTGCCCATTCCGTGGCAACCGACGCCCGGCTGTGTGCACTTTCCGATCGACAGCGATATCTGCGACGAAGACGAACTGAAGCAGATCACCGCCGAGAAGAAGAAACCGGTGATGGCGAAGGGTGTTCGCGTCCTGCGATGGGACTCCGGCGGGCGCCGCAATGAGGCGCTGGATTGCTTCGTGTACGCCCTTGCCGCGCTGCGCATCAGCCAGCAGCGTTTCGGCCTCGACCTCGACCAACTTGAGCGCGCGCGCGTTGATCCCGTGCCGGAGCAGGTCGCCCAACAGCAACCCTCGAACGAAAACCATGCCAGCACCTCTCGGGGCTGGCTCAACACTGGAAGCGGACCATGGCTCTGACAGCGCAGCAGATGCTCGACAAATACCTGGAGGCCGAGGCCGCCGTGCTCGAAGGGCGGACGGTGATCTTCAACGGACGCACCCACACCATGGAGGATATCGAGAAGATCCGCGCCGGACGCCGGGAGTGGGAGCGCCGCGCGGCGGCAGATCGGGACCGCGCCGCCGGTCGCCGTCCAGGCCCGGCGCTGGCGGAGTTCTGCTGATGAACCTGATCGATCGTCTACTGAAACCCTGGGCCCCCGACCTGGTGGCTCGGCGCCTGGCCGCCCGCGAGGCAATCCAGGCGTATGAGGCTGCCAGGCCAGGGCGAACCCACAAGGCCAAGCGTCAACCGCTGGGCGCCGACACCTCGCTACAGAAGTCTGCGGTCTCCATGCGAGAGCAGTGCCGGAAACTGGACGAAGATCACGATCTGGTTACCGGCTTGCTCGATCGCCTCGAGGAGAGGGTGGTGGGCGGTAGTGGCATCGGCGTGGAACCGCTGCCGCTGCGCCTGGATGGCTCGGTGCATGCCGAGTTGGCCATGGAAATCCGCAGTGCGTGGGCCGAGTGGTCACTCTCGCCGGAGACCTCTGGTGAGCTGACGCGGCCCCAGGTAGAGCGGCTGATGTGCCGCACTTGGTTGCGCGATGGCGAAGGCTTGGCGCAGAAGTTGATGGGACGAGTCCCGAACTACACGTTTGCCACGTCGGTGCCTTTTGCCCTGGAGCTGCTGGAGCCCGACTACTTGCCCTTCAGCTACAACAACCTGTCGAAAGGCATTGTCCAGGGTATCGAGCGTGACACCTGGCGCCGGAAAAGGGCCTATCACCTGCTCAAGGATCACCCCGGCAACCTGCAGACGCTGGGCGGCAGCCTGGCGGTGAAGCGCGTCGAAGCGGAACGGATCATCCACATCGCCTACCGCAAGCGGATCGGCCAGAACCGAGGCGTGCCGATGTTGCACGCAGTGCTGATCCGCCTTGCCGACTTGAAGGACTACGAGGAGAGCGAGCGGGTGGCGGCGCGCATCAGTGCTGCCCTGGCGATGTATATCAAGAAGGGCAACCCCGACAGCTACACGGTGGAGCCCGGGAAGGACCGGAAGAACCGAACGATCCCCATCGCCCCCGGCATGGTCTTCGACGACCTCGAGCCAGGTGAAGACGTCGGGATGATCGAGAGCAACCGGCCGAACCCCTTCCTTGAAGGTTTCCGCAACGGCCAACTGCGGATGATCGGCGCTGGCACTCGCAGCACCTACTCCTCGGTGTCCAGGGCCTACGACGGCACCTACTCGGCACAGCGCCAGGAACTGGTCGAGGGCTGGCTGGGCTACGACCTGTTGCAGCACGAGTTCATCGACTACTGGTGCCGGCCTGTCTATCGGTCCTGGCTGCAGATGTACCTGTTGGCTCGGAAGGAGCGCCTGCCCGCCGACGTTGATCACCGCACTCTCTACGCGGCGGTCTACCAGGGGCCGGTCATGCCATGGATTAACCCGATGCATGAGGCCAACGCATGGGAGTTGCTGGTCAAGGCCGGCTTCGCCGATGAGGCGGAAGTTGCCCGCGCTCGTGGTCGAGATCCGCGCGAGCTGAAGAAGTCGCGTGAGACGGAGATCAAGGCGAACCGGGCAGCCGGCCTGGTCTTCAGTTCGGATGCCTACCACCAACTGGTCAAGTCCGGGATGGACCCGGTTGAGGCGGTGCAGAAGGTGTACCTGGGCGTCGGGAAGATGCTTACCGCCGACGAGGCTCGCGAGCTCGTCAACAGATACGGCGCCGGCCTACCCGTGCCTGGGCCGGGTTTCCCCAACGAGAGCAACAATGGAGGCGCCGATGGGCAGCCATCAAACCCTGATCCATAAAAGCCTGATGCTGCCGATGGCGGCGGCGTTGACTGAGGCCAACGCCCCGCATGAGTCCTGGTACAGCATCAAGGCTGCCGGTCGCGGCGTCGCCGAGGTGCTGTTGTACGACGAGATCGGCGTCTGGGGCATCACCGCGCTGCAGTTCGCCCGAGACCTCAAGGCAATGGGCGACCTGAACAAGATCAACCTGCACATCCACTCCCCGGGCGGCGACGTCTTCGAGGGGACGGCGATCTATAACCTGCTGCGCAACCACCCGGCCAGCGTCGACGTGTACATCGATGGCTTGGCGGCCTCGATGGCCTCGGTCATCGCCATGGCCGGCGACACCATCTACATGCCCGAGAACGCCATGATGATGGTGCATAAGCCCTGGGGCATCCAGGGCGGCGATGCGGACGACATGCGCCGCTATGCCGAACTGCTCGACAAGGTCGAGGACACCCTGGTCATGGCCTACGCCAACAAGACCGGGAAGTCCGCCGACGACATCAAGGCGCTCCTCAAGGAGGAGACCTGGATGAATGGCCGAGAGGCCGTCGCTGCCGGTTTCGCCGACCAGCTCACTGAGCCGCTGCAAGCGGCCGCTCACCTTTCCTCCAAACGCATGCAGGAGTTCGCCCACATGCCCGAAGCTCTGAAAACTCTACTGGCCCCGCGCGCCCAGACCCCCGCCGCGCCGACCAACACTCCCGCGCCGACTCCGGCACCGGCCGTGCCGGCGGCTCCCGTGGCCGCCGCCCCAACCGAGGCCGATATTCGCGCCCGCATCCTCGCCGAGGAATCTGGTCGCCGCAGCGCAATCACTGCTGCCTTCGGCGCGTTTGCCAGCGGGCACGCCGAACTGCTCGCCACCTGCCTGAACGACATGACCATCACCGTCGACCAGGCACGCGAGAAGCTGCTGGCTGCCATTGGCGCCGATACCAAGCCGGCCGCCACCCCTGGCGCTGGCGCCCACATCCATGCCGGCAACGGCAACCTGGTGGGCGACTCGGTGCGCGCGAGCGTGCTGGCCCGCATCGGTCGCGGCGAGCGCCAGGCCGATAACGCCTACAACGGCATGACGCTCCGCGAACTGGCCCGTGCCTCGCTGGTCGATCGCGGGATCGGCGTGGCCTCGCTCAACGCCCCGCAAATGGTCGGCTTGGCCTTCACCCACACTTCCAGCGACTTCGGCCTGATCCTTCTGGACGTCGCCAACAAGTCGGTGCTGGCGGGCTGGGAAGAGGCCGAAGAAACCTTCCCGCTGTGGACCAAGCCCGGCATTCTCACTGACTTCAAGCCGGCGCGCCGCGTCGGTCTGGGCGAGTTTTCCTCGCTGCGTCAGGTGCGTGAGGGCGCCGAGTACAAGTACGTCACCCTTGGCGAGCGCGGCGAGCAGATCATCCTGGCTACCTACGGAGAGCTGTTCAGCATCACCCGTCAGGCGATCATCAACGACGACCTGCAGATGCTCTCGGATATCCCGTTCAAGCTGGGCCAGGCGGCCAAGGCCACCATCGGCGACCTGGTCTATGCGGTTCTGACCGGTAACCCGGCGATGAGCGATGGCAAGGCCCTGTTCCATGCCGACCACAGCAACCTGCTCACTGGCGCGGCTTCGGCGCTTTCCATCGACAGCCTGAGCAAGGCCAAGACCCAGATGGCCACCCAGAAAGCCCAGGTAGAGAAGGGCAAAGGGCGCACCCTCAACATCCGTCCGGGCTTCGTTCTGACTCCGGTGGCACTCGAGGACAAGGCCAACCAGATCATCAACTCCGAGTCCGTGCCGGGCGCCGACGTCAATAGCGGCATCGTTAACCCGATTCGCGCATTCGCACAGGTGATCGGCGAGCCGCGCCTGGACGATGCCTCGGCGACCGCCTGGTACATGGCTGCCAAGAAAGGCTCTGACACCATCGAAGTGGCCTACCTGGACGGCGTCGATACCCCGTACCTGGAGCAACAGGAAGGCTTCACTGTCGACGGCGTGGCCAGCAAGGTGCGCATCGACGCTGGCGTGGCGCCGCTGGACTTCCGCGGGCTGCAGAAATCCAACGGTGCCTGATCGGCGCCAACTCCCGAGCCCCGCACCTAGCGGGGCTTTCTGTTTCTGCCATTAGGAGAATCAACCATGGCGAAGAACTATGTGGAGGACGGCAACGTCCTGACTCTCATTGCGCCCGCTGGCGGCGTTCAGTCCGGCGTACCTGCGGTGATCGGAGACCTGGTGGTGGTGCCGCTGGTAGATGCCGCCGCGGGCGAGCCGTTCGCCGGAAAAACTGGCGGCGTCTGGAGCCTGCCTGCTGCCGCTGGCCTGACCCAGGGTGCCAAGTGCAGCGTCCTCGATGGGGAGCTGGTAGCTGCTGCCACTGCCGACTCGGTGGCGTTCGGCAAGATCACCGAGCCCACCGTTGACGGCTTCGCGTCGGCGATGCTGATCCAACAATGAGCGCGCCGGGCCGTTTTGGCCGGCTGATCCAACGGCTCCACGAGCGTGGGCAAGAGCGGTTATCTGATGCCGTGGGCGAGTTCCGCGGCATCGGTCGCCCCCCGATCAAGGGGATACCTCTGCAGGTCGATCGAAACCTCAGTTACGACGGACCTGATGGGGTTTTCATCACGGACAAGGTTGGGATCAGTTGGCTGGCGAAGGATGTTCCCACGGCATCACGTGGTGACCTCTTCGTTATCGGGTCGTCGCGCTATCTCGTCGAAAAGCTCATTGCGAACGACGGTTGGTTGCTGACGGCAGCAACGATCGAGGAGGAAGCATGAAGCCGAACGTGCTCACGATCGGCCGCTTGGCCTTGCTGGCGCGCCTGCAAACCATCACGCCAAACCAGGGATACCGGACGGACGCGGGCACTCGCGTGCTCTCTGGGTGGTTTAACGAGCTGGTCAAGGAGCGGCATGAGGGCTTTCCGCTGATTGTCGTCCAGCCAGGCAAGGAGCAGCCGCCGGAGCATCTTGATGCCGCCGTTCGCTTCCATCGCGGCTTCGACGTGGTAGGCGCGGTGCAAGGTGGGTATGACCACTATGAGGAGGCTCTGGAGGACCTACAGCTAGACCTTCTGGCGTGTCTGATGCCTGCCCCCAAGGGTCAGTTCCTGCGCTGGCTGCCCCGAGAGCGCGGCATTACCGGGCTGACGTTGGGGGCGCCTGAGCCGTACCCGCCGGGCGATGGAGTGGCCGCTGCCGTGATTCGAGTCCCTGTGTATCTGAAAACCATCATCGAGGCGTAACCCATGAAGAGCGATCCCCAGGTGCCGGCCTCGGTCGACGCCGCGCCGCCGGCTGCGCTGAACAAGGCCGTCGAGGTCACCCTGGTCAAGGTGCATTGGCACCAGGGCAAGGAGAAGGCGGCCGGCGAAAAGATCAACGTCAGCCCTGACCAGGTTGAATTCCTGCGCCGCGAAGGCGTGATCAAGAAGGAGGCCTGATATGGCTATCGAGAAAGAGACGTATGTGATCGGCGGACCCTTCAAGATCCGCGAGTCCGGCGCTACCATCCCCTTCCAGTTCGCTGGCCTGGTGTCCACTATCCAGCAGACCATCGAGACCAACGAGATCACTTTGCCGGATACCACCACCCCGCAGGGCGGTGAGTACGATGCCGTTTCGCGCATCACTTCGGTCGGTTTGTCGATCAACTTCCGCGAGCTCAAGACCAGCATCCTGGCTGCCTTGGTGTGGGGGGACGCCACCAATGTTCCTTCTGCCACCCACACCGACGAAGCGCACACCGCCGTTCCAGGAGGCACGATCGCGCTCGACTTCATGCCGCTGGAGATCACCAGCGTGAAGAGTGATGACGGCACCACGACCTACGAAGAGTTCGACGACTGGAACATGACCGGCGCCGGTATCGAAATCGTTGAAGGGGGTGCGATCTCTGCGGCCACGCCGATCAAGGTGACTTACAAGTCCGCCACCGTTGATGTGATCGAAGCGCTGACCAACAGCGGCAAGACGTTCGAATGCCTCTTCGAGGGTGAGAACGCAGCCGGTACCCAGCGCCGTATCCAGGCGCGCTATTTCCGGTGCCGCCTGAACCCGTCGAGCCAACAGGACTGGCTCAATACCGAAGACTTCCTCGCTGCCGAGGCCACTGCCAAGGTGCTGATGGACCCGACTAAGGTCGGCGCTGGAAAGTCGAAGTATTTCAACATCAAGAAGGAACTGGCGACGGTGTGACGCCATTCATGCCCGGCAGGGACGCCGGGCGAGCAATCCCTGACTCCGATCTGACATTTGGGCTATCAAAACCCAACTAGGCCCTGGGTTTTGGTGTTGGCGCGGCGGTGCTAGAGTGTGAAGCAGTTCCTATGGAGAGTCGCTATGAAACGGATTTTCCCCGTTCTCGCTTTGCTTCTTGCGGTCAGTTCTGTCCATGCGGCGACGGTCTTCAAGTGTGTCGGCCCTGACGGAAAAGTCACTTTTACCCAGCAGAATTGCCCAGAAAACCAATCCCTGGACGATGTGGTCTCCGCCACCAACCAGCGTCCAAGCGGGTCAGGTGCTTCGGCTGTCATGGCTAAGCCCAAGCAGCCATCAGGCCGTACCTATAGAGGTAGCCATCAGGGCGGCAGCGGAGTGACCGTCGTCGGTGGTTCGTCGCCAAGCCCTACGTGTTCCACAGGGTTGTCTGAGCGTGACCTTCGCAAGGCCAAGGTCCAGGGCAAGGTCGTCCCTGGAATGTCCAGGGAGGATGTGGAAAGCATCTACGGGAAGGTGAACCGCAACGGCAGTACCGCCGGCGCGGGTGCTGTCACCTACTGGAATGACAAGTATGTTGACCAGACTACGGTTTCTTTTGACCGAGATGGATGTGTGCGAGGCTCCTATCAGTCGGGCCATAAGAACTGACCCCAAAATTCTAACCAGCCCCGCTTCGGCGGGGTTTGTGCTTTCTGGAGGATTGAAATGTCCGAGATGACCGCAAGCAAGGTTGTGAAAGTTGGCGAGGTGGAAGTGATCGTCCGCGAACTGAGTGTTTCGGATGTTCGGAAGCTAATGCAGGAGGTCAGTGATCAAGACCTCGTCAGCAATGTCCTCTTCGAAGATATCAGGCTGTCCGATCTTTGCCTGATGACGTCGGTTACGGAGAGCCAAATTAACGATCTCCGGCCGAGCCAACTCGCCAAGTTGCTGGATGCATGCAAAGAGGTGAACCCGCATTTTTTCGGAATGCTGGGCCGTCTCACGAAACTCCGCGACAAGCCTTGAGGAGTTTGGAGCGCGCCATTTGCGTTCTGGTGAGGCTTGGGCATCACCAAGTCCTTGAATATCCCTGGTCTCTGTTCTTGACCGCGCTGAAGGCTGAATGAAATGGCTGACGTAAAGATCCGGCTGACTGCTGACCTCGATGATGCGCTGCGCGAGGTGTCAGGTTTCCGCAAGGAATATGCCGAACTGGTCAGGCAAGTCGCGCAACCTCTCAAGCGTTTAAACGATTTCACTGCTCTCGAAAGCACCCTTGAGGACACGCAACGCCAGGCGCGCTCGGCGCGCGAGCAGATCCGCACGCTCGGCAACGAACTGGCATCGACGATCAAGCCGAGCCGCGAATTGCAGCAGGCTTACCGGGACTCCATTTCGGACTTGCGAAGCCTGGAGCGGGCAGAGACGGTCCAGATAGCTCGGCTTTCCGCGATGCGCCGGGAGTTGAAGCAGGCCGGGCTGGATACGAGGAGCCTGACATCCGAACGGCAGCGGCTCCAGCGGGAGCTGGATCGAAACCTCCAGGCTGGCCGGAATGATGCGGCCACCACCAGCCTCCGGCAACAGGCCGCAGCGATCAAGCAGAGCGCGATCGAGCAGCGCCGCTACAACTTGGAGCAAGCGCGTAGCACCCTGGGAGTAGCCAGGGTGCGCGAACTGCAGGCTGCCATCGGGCAGTTGAACCAGCAATATCGCTTGCTTCGGTCCAGCGGAACGCTATCCACAAGGGAGCTTGCCGTTGCGCAGCGGGCGCTCAAGAAGCAGATCGCGGAGACCAAGAGCGAACTCAACTCGCTTGGTGCCGGCTCGCGGCTGTCGAGCATCGGCTCTCTCCGCGGGAGCGGCCCGGCACTGGCGGTTGCAGGTCTCGCCGCCGCGGTAGGCGCTGCAACGGCGAAGCTTGCGAACGGGGCCGACACTGTTGGCCGGCTTGATTCCAGGCTTCGCCTGGCGACCCGCTCGCAGGAAGAGTTCAACACCGCGCAGATCGAACTCGACCGTATCGCTGATGATGTCCAGGGCGATGTCGGCGACCTCATCGGCCTTTATTCGCGGTTGCAGCGCCCGCTTCGGGATGCGGGCATGGATCAGCGAGCCGCCCTCGAGACCGTAGAGGCGGTGTCGCTCGGCTTGAAAATCGGTGGGGCATCTGCCGAGGAGTCGGCCTCGGTCATTACCCAGTTCTCCCAGGCCATCGCCAGTGGTGTTCTGCGGGGCGAAGAGTTCAATACCGTTCTGGAGTCCTCGGATCGCATTGCTGGCGCCCTGGCGGACTCCTTCGGGGTGACTGTCGGCCGGCTTCGCGAGATGGCTGCCGCTGGTGAGCTCACCTCGGAGCAGATCGTTATCGCGCTGCGGAAAGAACTGCCGAAGCTCCGCGAGGAGATGGCGTCGTTTGCCCCGGAGGTTGGTGCGGGGCTGAACCGGATCTTTTCCGAAACCCAGAAGTACTGGGGGCGTCGCGCGAAGGAAACAGGCGTCGTCGACTGGGTTGCGAACCAGTTGAACGATGTTGCCAAGGGAATCAACACGGCGAATACGCTGGTAAAAAAGGGGGAGGGTAGCCTCACAGCCACCCTCGCCGCCGAGAAGGCTCGACAAGAGCAGATCGTGAAGCGCCAGAACGATGCTCTGAAGCGGGCTCGGGAACAGAACGTCGCCGATCTCCAGTCTGAGGTTGTTCGGACCAAGGCCCTCCTTGAGCAGTCCACCAAGAACCTCAACGACGCGCTTTCGCGGCAGGCAGATGTCCGCAAGGAGTTTGCCGATCTGGTGAAGGCCATCCAGGCGACGCCCACCTCCGGAACGCAGACCTTCGGTGATGCCACTGCGGCCCAGGCCTCGGCTCGCAACGCCCTGACCGCTGGCAACAACCAAAAGGCGATCGAGGAGGCGCGCCGCGCGCTTCAGATCCTTCAGCAACTGAAGGATGCTGGCGCGAACAGCTACGGCTTCGAAGGCGTGGCCAAGGAGGTGGAGCGCATCGCCAACAAGGCCGCAGAGGTCGAGGCTGGTAATGCCAAGGCTGCGGATGACGTCAACCGCCTGAACCTGGCCGACCTCGAGGAGCGCATCAAGGCTGTGCAAAACGTCGAGGTATCGTTCGGAATGGACTTCGAAAGCGCGGAGACCTTGAAGCAGCAGGTCGCCGACATCGCCGCCGGACTGGCTGAGCAGCTCGTGATACCTATCACGCTGGTTCCGCCTCCGGAGATGGGCTTGCCGGGCGTGCCCAGCATCACCCCCAAGATACCCGGGTTTGCCACTGGTACGCAGAGCGCTCCCCCTGGCATGGCGTGGGTTGGGGAGCGTGGGCCGGAGTTGATGATGATGCGCGGAGGAGAGCGCATCTTCAACGCGGTGCAGTCGCTGCAGATGTCGCAGAGGTATCAACGAACTCTCCCCGAGATACCCGAGATTCCGACCGCGGCGCTTCAGCAGGCGAGTCCGCCGGCAGCCATGCAAAACCTGGGTTCGCTGACCCTCAACCTGGGCGGAGACGATGCCGGTTTCACCGTTTTCGGGACACACGACACGCTCCGAGATATACGCAAGGCCGCCTCGAAGTTCGGGCGGACACGCCCAAGATGACCGAGCCCGCCTAGCGCGGGCTTTTTTATGGAGTTGGGAATGATCATTCCGAACGTGATGCTGGGGGGCGTACCGATCGTGATACACGGCGGCGCCCCGCAGTGTCAGTACCAGGCTGTAGATGGCGGCGTAGAGCGGTTGAGGCTCAGCGGAGGTGCGGCAGTACAGATGACGCACTGGCGCAAGACAGCGATCACCATCAGCGGTTCAGGATGGATCGGCACGGGGATGCTTGGACTCGACTTCGACAACCCGTTGGAGCTGCGATGCAATGCGTCGCTTGGCATTTCCGGCCGTACTGCCGCCGACCGAGTATTCACAATCCCTGGAGAGGTTCGGCCGGACGCCGGTCCGTGGGGGCTGGCGCTGGTCGGGCGTGAGTGGGTCAGAACGGACGTGTCGTCCGCCGGCCAGGTGGTAACTGCGTCGGAGATCCCAGGCGCGCAACTCTACCGCGTCGAGTGGTGGCCGCTGTTCCACGTCTTCGCGTCCATCCCTCCTGAGGCTCTTGATTCTTCGAACAACAGCCGGACCTGGCAAATTGTCGCTGAGGAAATCTGATGCTCAACGGTGGACCGCTCAATAGCGCTGCGCTGAACTCGGCCGCTCACTCCGCTGTGCCTGGTCCTGAGCCGATCATCCCTGGCTACGCTTTCACATGGCGCCCAATCGTGCGCGTTGGCGATGACGACGTTACGCCGCTCCTGACCGGGGAGATCGAGGTCGATCGTGAAGAGGGGGCGGCTGGCGTCGCGTCCTTTTCGATCTATCTCGGCGACGGACCTGTTGTCCCTACGGACTGGATCGGTCGAACCGTAACCATCGACTACGCAACGGAGACCGCGGGTGAACTGAGTCAGGGGCGACGGTTTACGGGGAGAGTTACACAGCCAGCCTGGAATCCTGTTCGGCGCGTCCTGGACGTCAGTTGCACGGACCAGTTGCAGCAGCGTGTAGAGGCCATGGAGATTGCGGTCGTCGACGCCCTGGTCGGCGGTGCCTGGTCCGCCGATGTGTTCGAGCCGGTCGATGGACGCTCGCGGTGGGACTACGCCCAGGAGCGTTTGACCAGCGTCACCGGGAGCTTGGACTGCTCGCCATATGGTGCTCTCCGCGTCACGTCATGGCTTGCTGTGGCGCCTGCCTTCGAGTTCGGCCCAGGCTCTACGGTGTACGGAACGCTTGCAGTCGAGCTGGCCGACCTGAGTTCGCAGACGAACAGGGTCGAGATCGAGTGCGACTACCGATTCAGCCGGCTCTGGCAGTTGAACGCCTCGTATGGTTGGCAGCACCCCGGTACAAGAAACGCGGTCGGCGAGGCGGGGTTCTGTAATTGGCGCGGCGACGACACCGAGTTACCTGACGTCGAGATGATCACCTCGGCGACCGAAAGCAGCGGTCAGACGTTGTTCTATGCCACCTGGTATCCACTGCCGCCAACCGGGGTCTACTGCAATCCGCCAGCGGCCTGGGTCAATAGTTTCACCGACCTGCTGTTGGGCGGAAACTGGATCGCTGGGAGGCGCTGGACGCAAGCCGTCACCGAGCGCTACCGGCTGGTCATGGAGGTTCAGCCGAGCGTGGCGGCGACCGGCCCGATTGTCGGTCGGCAGCGTGCCTCGTTCGAGATCGAGTCGGACAGGGCCGAGCGCTGGGAAAGCGAGCCGATCACCGGCGGCAGCACCGGCCACGACGACGAGAAGGATGGCAACCGGCGTTTGTCCGCGCTGAACTGCCTGCTCGCTCAGGGAGCAACGACGCTCATCGCAGCGCACCGTGGGACGACTGTGACGTGGGACGTGCCTACCAGCATGGTTTTACCGATCGACCTGGTGCATACGCTCCGCCTCGATGATCAGGGCGCGCGTGCGGTGGGCAAGTGTCGGCGCATTGTCGACCGGCTCGACCTCGCATCCGGAAGCGCCCTGACCACGATCTCTATCGCGGTGATGCGAGGCGGCGGGGGCGCAGCAGACCCACTTGTTCCGCCGACTGGCTCGTCCGATCCCGTCAGCCCACCGTCGGGCGGCGGGCAGCTCTCGACGCAGCTTGGGGGCCGCAACGGAAGCCCCGCGTATGACGATGAGGCGGATGGTTTCTCGGGCAACTGGAGCAATCGCGATCCCGGCGCCGAACTGTTCCCGCGGCGCTTCTCGTTGACTGCAAACGATATTCCGGAGACCTACCGGGACGAACATGCGCCGGAGATCGCAGCCACTTACCGGGTAGCTGTACCTGATGACGTACTGGAGATGTAGCGATGGCGAGAGCCTGGATCAACAACTGGAAGACGACGCTGAGCGTAGGGCTGTCGCCTGGCGCGTTGAGCCTGACGGTGCCGGATGCCGCCGCCGCGCTGCTGCCTCTCTCCGGCGGTAGCTGGGTGCTGTTGACGCTGGCGGATGACGCTGGCGCGCAGCATGAAATCGTGAAAGCAACCGCGCGTGTCGGCGGGGTGGTGACGATCGATCGCGCCCAGGAAGGAACCTCCGACGGCAACTGGCCGGCGGGAACGGCGATCTATGCAGCCGTCACGGCCGGCGACCTCATGACGCTCCAGGCGCGCATCCAGGCTCTGGAGTCCGGGGCGTCTGGCGGCACCCTTGTCGACGAAACCGGCGCAACGCTGGTCGACGACGCCGGCAACAACCTGATTATGGAGAACATTTGATGGCAACTGTTACGCACGTCCTGTCCGGCGCCGGGGAGCCGCTCGATCCGCCACCAAGCATCGGTGCTCACTACGTGAACACGAACAACGGCGCGCTATACCTGGCGAAGGGCACCGCGAGCGGTGCCGATTGGGTGAAGCTGGGTAGTGGCGGTGGCAGCGCTCCGAGCGAGGTGCTGCATGTCAATACCGATGGCCAGTTCCTTCTCGAGCCTCAACACTCATTTGTTGAGGCCCGTCTGTTCGCAATTCCCGAACTCGGCACTGCAGCAATTGGAATCGATCCCAGCACATCCCGACAGTTCGACCTGAATGTCAGGACTGCGGGTCCGAGCGGGCAGCAACTGCAGATCAGAGTTACATCGGGTGAATTGCCCGGAGGTATGTCGATCGTGGGCACCTCGAGGCAGTGGGCGGTTCAGGAGTCGTATGGATTCGTGATCAATGCAAATGACCTCAACGGCGAGGTGTGGGCGCGCGTCTATTTCGATGCTGACGAGCTCACCCTGTCGATGCTTGTGTTCAGCGATGTGCCGAACGCGTAGGAGATAGCGCATGGCTCTATCAGACGAGCGCCGCGGCCTCGGCGCGAGGAACGAAGCGATCCGCCGCGCCGGCGGCCAACGGGTTGAAGCGGAGCGGCGTGGCGACCAGGGCTTGACCGCGGCACTCAACCGGCTGATCGAGCCGGAGCGTCAGGCACGCGCACTGCGCAAGATCGACCCGCGCGGCGCCCTGGATGCTGCGCGCGGCAGGGCCGACTACAACCCCGCCGGCAAGCAGATCGGCGGGGGCGGTGTGTCCTGGCCGCTGGCCGAGACCGACAAGTCGAAGCGCACGGTGGCCGACGAGGAGATCGTGAGCACCGATGGCCTGGTCGTCGTTGTGTTCAAGCGCGTCACCAGCTTCGAGATGCAGGATGGCGGCTCGAATATTGGCCGCATGGAGTTCAAGGCATGAATCAACTGATGCCCTGGGACGGCGAGGTCGTTCGCATGGGCTGGCCGTGGCACGGAAAGATCCGCCAGCCGAACAATGATCTGGCCGGCTACGTCACCCTGCCGAACGGGGCGACGCGCCCAGCGATCGCGTACTACGGCAACTGGCCGATGAATCACACGCATCTGTTCGACATGGGCCTACCGGACCAGGACGACCAGCAGGTCGAGGAGCAGGGCGGGAAGTGGTGGGGGCGAACGATCCTCCGAGGCGGAGGCAACTACGACTATCAGTTGTACTACGGCGGCGCGACGACCTCGGCCGAAGGGCAGTCCTATACAGGCGACGCCCCATTCAGGGGGCTCCCCCTCTGGTGGTCTAGCGACGAGGAGCCGCGGCGCCCGCTGTATGTGGATATCTACCTCAATGTGGAGCAGGGCAGCTACTACCTCGATTTTTGGACAAAGGGCGGAACGATTCACGCCCTTCGGAAGAAGATAACGCTTGAGGATGTTGGACAGGGCGCAGGACAGCCGGAGTGTGCCGTAAAAGATCTGCTCGGGAGCAACTTCGACTACTGGTTTTTTGGTGAAAACGTCAAGCTTGACTACCTGAAGCTGCTCGGGGTCTACCGAAATCGGTTGCTGCTGGGGGTTGTGGTGACACAGGGTGACGGGATGCGGCAGATTGACCCACCGCCCGGAACGTCGGTGGTCAGCGGTTCGTCCCCGTCTGGAGCCCCTCAGGGGTTGTATGGTCTCGTCGAGGTGACCATTGCCCCGGATATCCGAGATCCAGAGGCGGATCACAGTCAGACGGTCACAATAGACGTGATCGAGAATCGCCAGGCAGCGCTCGGTAATCCGGTTCATCAGGTGACCGACGAGAGTAGTCAGCCGGGCGATCCCATCGAAACCACGCTCTATCGAGAGGAATGGAACCAGACCTCCGGGTTGCTGACCGCCTGGTATGACGCCCAGGGAAACATCCAGACCGCGCGCTACAACCGACGCCACTATGCACTTAAGGAGTACCGCAACGAGCCCGGCGTGACGACAAGAACAGCGACGGAGCGAAGCAGCGAGGTTGCGCTGTTGAGCGGCTCCGGACCAGTTGTCGACAGCACTGTGCTGACAGAGCAGTTCGAGGCGATCTACATCCCAGGGACAGGACTGCAGATCACTCGGACGGTGAAGTGTACGGGGGAGCCGGATGACGTCACGACCTATACCGACCCAGACCATACGGGTGGGCCGGTGGTCACCCCGCCGACGACGACATTCCCCCCAGGCATGCATATCGTCAACACCGTTGTGACCTACCAGTGGCTTGTGAACGACGAGAACATGCTGGCCAACCAGGACCAGCATCAGGTGTGGCTCGCCGCGTTGAGCAACAACAGCGCAGCCATCTGCCACATCCGCGATCCGTTCGACTATCCCGAGGGGCAGACCACAACAACCGTCAGCGTTCGCCAGGGCCCGGCCGTGCGCCTCGGCGGCGTGACCTCTGGAACGGTTACCGACACCCTGACCAAGAGTAAGCCCGCGCATGAGTACCGGCGCGGATTTTTCTGGGAGCCAGCCGACCGCTGGGTGCGAGCCAGTTGCAACCCCGTCACCGGAGAGCTCTCTCGCGGCTCGGAGTGCATCCAGTACCTGACCAGTTGGGTTTAGCCCCTTCTACTACTTCAAGGAGAAGCCGCATGACGCCGGCCTGTGTATCCCTGCGCATTGAAAAAGGGGCGACGTTCCGCGACACGATGCGGATCATGCAACCGAGCCTGGTCTACCGGCCGATCACCCAGATCGCGTCGACCGCTCCCGTCCGGCTGACCATCCCCGGCCACGGGTTGCCCGACACCTGGTTAGCATGGATCGATGGCGTCCAGGGCATGCCCGAGCTGAACCGCGCTCGGCTTCGGCAATTGCCTCACCGGGTAAAGTCCATTGACGACGACACGATCGAGATCAACCTGCTGTCAGCCGTTGGGCTGGCGCCTGTGGGCGGGCAACTGATCTACCAGCCACCGGTTGACCTGGCTGGCGCCGAGGTACGGATGCAGATCCGCGATGCGCCAGGTGGGACTGTGCTGATGACGCTGGCGCTCGGCTCTGGTCTGGAACTCGCCGGCGCCGGAACGATCTCGCGCGAGATATCGGCATCGGCTACCGCGGCGCTGGAATGGTCGGCGGCGGTCTACGACGTGGACGTGACCTACTCGGATGGAACGGTCCATCGCTACTACAGCGGGCCGATCACTGTGAGCCGTGGGGGAGGGTGCGATGGATGACGCCGCCGAGCCCTGGGCGCTGGCGATCGAGGTCGATTGCGAGCCGCTTGTGCTCAGCGAGATGCAGGAATACGCGGTCACCGTGACGCCGCCGGCCGATGTGCTGGTCGTTGTGGCTGGTGATCAGGGGCCGCCCGGCAGGGACGGCGTAGATGGCGCCCAGTGGGCACAAAGCGAGTGGTGAACATGGCTCAGATTCAATTTTTCAAGGTTGCGACGCTGCCGGGCACACTGCAGCCGGACAGTTTCTACTTCGTCGAGAACCGCAGCTACTCGGAGTCCTACCTGACAAACAGCGCGGGAGTGGCGCGCTCGATCGGCAACAGCGCGATGATCAACGCGCTGATCAATGAGGCGCTGGCCAGCCTGCCCGGCACAGGCGCGCCGATCCTGTTTGTAGCCGATATCGCTGCACGCGATGCCCTGGAGCCTGAGGGCGCAATCTTCGTCCTGGTTCAGGATGCGAGCGCGGACCCGACAGTCGAATCCGGAGCTGCGCTGTACGCATGGAACCCTGCGACCAGCGCCTGGCTGAAGGTCGCTGAATACGAAAGCATGGACGTCGAACTCAACTGGGACGCGATCAACGGGCGCCCGACGTCGACGCCAGCGCAGATCGACACTGCTGTTTCCCAGGCGCACACGCACGCGAACAAGTCGGCGCTGGACAAGTTCAGCGAGGATGGCGGCCTGATTCGGTTCGGCGGGCAGCCGATTCCGGCGGAGTGGAACGGGGCGGCCTGGTAAATGGCCGTCCTCCAGACCCACAAGGTCGTCGCGCAATTGCCTGCGGTGCTGGAGCCGAACGCGATTTACTTCGTCCGACGCGGCACCGGCTACGACCAGTTCGTCACCAACGGCGCCGGGGTGGTGGTGGCCTATCCGATGAACGTCCGCATCCCAGCGGCTGTTCCTGGGTATCTCGCCGACGGCTCTATGTTGCGGCTCGCCATGAACCCAGACGGCCAATTGCCGGCGTACACCGCCGCTGGCGCTCAACTCAACATTCAGGTGCTGTTCAATGGCTGATGTACGACCGACGAAGTTGCAGAACGACGGCAACGGCTATGGCTCTCTGCGGGAGTTTGGGGACGGCGACACGGTGCCGGTTGCGCTTGGCGGCACAGGCGCTGCAACCGCCGCTGGCGCGCGCACGTCCCTTGGGCTTGGGAGTGCTGCAGTTAGAGCTGCCCTGGGTTCAACTGGGGCTTTGTACTCGCGAGACAGCATTCTCGGCGCCGTTTCGCAGTCGAGCGGAATACCGACAGGGGCGGTGATTCAACGTGGTAGCAACGCAAACGGCGAATTCGTTCGGTTTGCAGATGGAACTCAGATTTGCATACGCCAAATCACGGGGTCTGGTAGCAACTACCAAGCAGGGCCCAACACAGTGCAGTTGGCGGCTGAGTTTATCGGAGGATCCTCATATAGCCTCATCGTCAACTGGATACCGTTCAGCGGCTGGCCATCGGCTGCGGCGGGGGTTAGGGGCGGCTACATGGGTGGGGACCAAGTTACTTTCTACTTGAATGAAGACCTTGGTACCAACGGGTTGAGCATTATGGTTGTGGGGAGGTGGTTCTGATGATCATCAAGTTGTCACCGTTTGCTCCGCTGCCGCGACGCGACGAGCGCCTGTCACTGAGCAGGGCTGGCGATGTACTCACCGTAAACGGCCAGGAATTCGACTTCACACCGCTCCCGGAGGGCGGCGAGTTGCCGGCCGAGGCTATCGGGTCGGAGTGGTTCGCTGGTCCCGTACTGCGACGTGCCGGCCGGTTGGAGCTGATCCTGCGGTTCCCGCTTGCCGTCGATGCCAGCGCCGCCGCTTGCTTCCCTGAACCGTTGCTGATCGAGGCCGATGGCCCGGTGGAGTTGCCGCGATGATCGATTGGAGCAAGGTAAAGACCGCCGAACAGCAGGCGCAAGAGCGCTGGCAGGCTGAGTACGATGCCGCAGCCGCGGCGCGGGCGAATGCCTACCGGCTGGAGAGTGACCCGCTCAAGACCGAGGCCGAGTTCGACGCTATCAAGGCCGGCGTGGAACCGAACTACTCTGCCTGGATCGCCAAGGTCGAGGAGATCAAGGCCCGCTTCCCGTTGCCTGGTCCACTACCCGAATAGGTAGTTGTGACGAGGTTCGCGTTTTTGCCACGTTCCGACAGTCTGATATGCGGAGTAGATAGGGATGTTGGTATGGACGAGATGTTGCGGCGTAGGCTCCGGGCGGAGTTACTGGAGGTGGGGTTCCTCAACCAGTGTTGCCTTGACCTTATCGAAAGCATGGAGTCTGAGTTCAGCCTCACTGATGACCAGCGCGAGTGCATCGAGCAGCTCAGCCGATTTCTGCAGGAAGGGATCGGCAAGCTAACCGCTCTGTCCGAGCGCGTGGTGGCTGGTGATATCGTCGTGCTCTGTTGAGAGTTTGAAATTCTTCTCCGCAGGTCAAGTCGGCGCTAAGGCCGACTACAATACCTGGGCACGGAGGTCAAGGAGATCAAAGCGTGCTTCCCGCTGCCGTAGTCTCTACTGGTCCTTGGCACACTGTGCTTAGGCATCTGCGGCCTGTAGTTCCACCTCCGTGATCGCGAAGGCCGTGTCGGGGACCTCGTCCGCGCTGTTCGCACTGGGCTGAACAATGGGGTGGTGGGCTTTGCCATTGGTCGCCAGGACCGCCGAGTCAGTGATCTCCACCCAGCTCTGTACATAGCTGACCAGTGCGTCTGGGCGACCGTGCTGTTCTCGTCCGAAGCTGGACAGTTGCACGGATTTGTCCTGTAGGGTGCCGTAGGAGAAACGGCAGCGGAGGGGCGTTGGGTCATGGAAGGGCTCCAGGTTCAAGCCAGCAGGTCTTCGTAGAATGCACCGTAGCGCCCGCTGGGATGGGCGAGTTGGATTTCCAAGATCCACAGGCCGTCGTTGGGGCGACCTTCGAAGTCTCCCAGATCGCCGGCGCGATAGATCGCATGGGGAAAATCACTCACACGATGCCCCTTAATATCCATGTTCAACTGCCAGCCCATGGCCCTGGCCTGCTCGGCGGCAAAGCGGTAGAGCTCGACACCAGTCACCCCCTTATTCCGCCAGTGAGCCTCGACGCGGTTGAACAACTCCTTGGCAGCGTTGGCGCAGGCGGCCATCTCCGGATTAGTGCCGGTGACGAACGTGGCGCCGGCGTCCCCTTCATGGCCTTCCCAGACCACTCCCATGTCGATAAAGAAAATGTCGTCTGCACCGAGTACGGGATCGCCATCGGAGCGCTGTTTGAAGGTCTTCAAGGTATTGGTGCCGAAGCGAATCAGTAGGGGATGCCAGATCCGTTGCATGTCGAGTTCGGTAAGCACCTGCATGCCGACTTCTTTCGCCTTCGATTCACTCATGCCGGGGCGGATGACCTTGGCGATCTGCTCGACCGCCTGCCAGGTCATCTGCTGCGCGTACTTCATGAGGTCTAACTGATAGCGATCTCCTACCGCTTCCTTTGCCTGGATGGCCGACGACATATTGGAATCCTCCGTGAGGTGTCGTTGCTTCGCTATAATAATTTTGTATGTTCCTTCGAGGAAAAGACCTGTTTGGTCCGTTCCAGGGCTCACCCACTCGCGAAGCAGGTGAGTATGACCCGAAGCACGAAGGAACGATTCGCTTCCTTCCGGGAGAAATTGGCGAGCCCTGTCTTTACCGATGTTCACCTGAGTGGCTGAACTCTGGAATCAGCTCAGAGCAGTATGTAGTCGTTGCGCTGCACTATTCCGCGGTGGGGGCCCTCCACCAGCCGCAGATAGTGACCGTTCACCTGATCGATGGGGAGGCAGTCGTCCACATCAAGCAGAGCATCGATATGGGGCTTCATCCAGCCAGCCTGCATCCGCTGTTTGCCCAGGGTCTTGGCTTCGGTCTTGTCACGGGCGGAGACCAGTAGATAGCGATGGGCTTCGCCGAAGATTTGTTCCTCGTAGGCTCCCAGATTGATGAAGTAGAGCCGCAGGTCCCCAGGTGCCGGGGCCTGGAAACTGAACTCGATGCGGTGGTTGTCGATACCGCCGACTTCGAGCCAGGAGTCAATGTGCAGCCCTTCGTGGTTGCCGAACCAGGCATCTCGAAGTTGTGGATAGGCGGTTTCGAGTGAATCGGCTACGACGAATACGACATCGTGGACCTCGATCTTAGCCCGTGGGTGACGGCCACCTAACATGACGACATAAAGCAT